CGCACATATTCAGAGCAACAGCAATCCGCTGCTCCTGCGACCATTCCGGGTGTTCGGCTTTGAGCGTGTGCATCTTGTCGCCGACGCAATCGCGCACGGCGGGGTCAACTGTTGCCTGCATGATGTCCTCGAAATTGGGATCAAAAAACCCGCCGAAGCGGGCTATCGTGTTGATTGACGTTTCGCCTACCGTCCTACACTCCGACCACCACCCGATTCGCGTTCAACTGACTGATGAGATACTGACGGTACTGAACCGTCCAGTCAGCGATGATCGGCTCGTCCTTGCCCCATCCCGTCGTAGCGTGCCCCGGCACCTGTCGCTTGCCAATGGTGTAGCGGTAGGCGCGGTTAGCTTTGTTGCGCACGAAGGCGGTGATTTCACCGTTCTGGGTGGTGATGACACTCACGTCGTAGGCGTCGGTCAGCGCGCCCGTGCGGATGTAGCCGTAGGCATCGACCTTGATGCGCCCCTCGCGGATGGCGATGGCATACCACGCTGCCGCCCGCGCGTTCGCTGCCGGGTCATTAGACCAGACAAACGGGTGGACTGCCCGACGCAAGCCTTCGCGACGGAGCGAGCGCAGCAGGTCGGGCGACTTCACGCGAAACGCCTCTCCCGCCACATGCCCGACGATCTTCGCGTGGTTGCGGGCGAACGCCGCAAGATTGTCCAGTTTGCGCAGATCGGCTACGGATTGAGCGCGGATCATGGGTCAATTCCCGCGTCAATTAGCGTATTGATGATGTACGCAGGCACGTCGTCCGGTAGTTCAACGGGGGCGGCTTCCGCCTGTTCAACCATGCTTTCGAGCAGTTGGATATAGTCAAGCCGCTGCTGGTCGGTCATGGCGTCGTACTGCGCGCGAGTCATCATCGTGCGCCAATCCTTCGTCCATTCGCATCGAATAGGTCGCAATCGCATTTCCAACCCCCGCAGGCGAGCGCATGACTGCGCGGCATCCCGCGCGCCGACCACGCACTGATCGGTAGTGTTTGCCCGTCGTTAGCGAGACAAGATTCACAATGCTGCTCAGTCTGCCCCAATTTCCACGTCGCCTCTTGGTTGGGCGCGCCAATGGTCAGACCTCGATAGTAGATGTCATCCAGCGACTTGTTGCACCACAGGTCAGCACGGAATCCGGCGTCGGGGGTACTGCCCTGCTTGAACAGTTCCTCGCCGACGTTGGTCACGTAGCTGCTGCTCTCCGCCAGCCAGTCCTTGAAGGCTTGCAGTTCCGTCGGACTGAAACTTTCCGGTGAGTAGCCGCCGTCCTCCATGCCGTCGCGGAACGCCATTAACCCGTAGCGGCGCAGCGCCGAGCGCAGCGCGCCCGCGAACTGGCGGCGACTGGTTTCGTCGGCATTGGCTTGCTGAATGAGCGCGGCGACTTCCTGCTGGAATTCCGCCCGTGTGCCGCTGTAAGCGCGTATATATGCGCGAAACAACTGCGCTTCAGAAAGCGCCTCATCGCTGCCTAATCCATCCGCAATCGCAATCTGGACATAATGGCGCATCAGACGCGAGGATTGAGTATGCTTCGCTTCCCAGTCATCAAGTTCGGCTTGATGCTTCTTGTGGCGCTCCAGCGCGTCTTTCTCAGACACGATTAGAATGTCATCAGTCGATCCGACGAACTTACCACCGCTCTTGGGTGAATTAGGGTCAGAGATCATGTAATTTCTTCCATCTCTACCAACCAGCCAGCACCGCGCTCATTCACGGCGGTGATACGGTACGCCGTCTGAGAGGGGACAAGCACTTCAGCCTCGCGCTGGGTCACAGATATTGATGAAATCTCCACGCCAGAATTATTCCCCTTCACGTGGAATAAGACGCCCGTCTGACCAAAGTTTTCAGCGTTGCTTGCGTTCCTCGAAAAACTGGATAATGCGGGAAGTTGAAGCGTGCCGCCGACCTCAATAGTGCCGCCCTGAATGTCACTTAGGCTTCCCACTTCGATACCGCGATAGATGTCTCCATCATACACAGGCATCTTGCGCAGTCCCGATTCAATGGACATCGCTTTGTTCTGCGATGCGCGGTATTGTTCCTGTGTCCCGCCGGTTTTTTCATACCACTGATCATAATCAAGTCGCTGTGACGTTGCGATGTTGTTATAACCCGCATCGGTGTAGTCTTGAATATCCGTTTTCCAGTCGTTATAAGCAACCTGATCCCCATCAAATGACTGTATCAGATCGTGTGCATCAAGCGGGCGGTCAAGTTTCGGTCTTGATGGCTTATCGCCGCTTGACCCACCACTGCCCCCGCCCGTTCCGAATTTCCCGTCAGGTTGGCGCGGGTGTTGACTCTCATCCCAACGCTCTAAAAAACTGGCTACGGAATCACCCGAAACGAGTTTGGCGCGCGCATCTGCGAACACGCCATCAATGGGGTCGTCATTCAGCAGTCGGGAGCGCACGTAATCGCGCAAGCCGTCGGGCAGCGTCTCGACGCGGAAATCGTAGTCCCTGCCCTTGCGCGTCACGACCCGTTCCCAATTCGTCAATTCCTTGAGTTCGGCGGGGCTGGCGCTGCGCAGCGTCCAGGCGTGATAGGCGGTATCGCCCACGAACGCCGTGACGTTGTTCAGGACAATCGGGAAATCAACCGGCGGGAATTCGGTCACGTCGGCATCGCTCATGCCGAGCATCAGGTATTGCCCGCTGACAGTGGCGACCGGTTCTAATCCGGCAGCCCGCAAGTCGAGCGCCGCGCCCTTCATCAGCATCACGGGCGATGCGTCGATGACCGCGTACAATCCGCCCTCGTGTGAAGCATAGCCGCTGAGTCGTGCGTCGACCCTGCCAACCTCGGCATAGTCCGCGCGCTTGATGAGCGCCGACAATTCGCCGGGTGTCCAGTCGTCCGACTGTGCCAGCACCACCCGCCACGCATCCTCGTCCACCCATTCAGCGCTCAATCCCTGCTCGGTGAGCGCGTCACTCAGGATGCGCCGGGCATAGCGCACGAACTGATTGTCGGCGAGGCTGACCGCCAGTTGCAGCGGGAGCGATGTACTGCGCCGCGCCGGTTGGTCAACCAGCAGCGGGCGCTCGTGAACACATGTTTCGCCGTACATCAGTCGCATCGCGACCGGGCGGACATTCGCCTTGCCGCTGTACGTCACCGCGCGCGCGCGCTCCTTCAGGTAGCCCATCGTGATGTGCGGGATGTAGGCATCGGGCGCGCTGAACGGGCTGGCGAGAATGCCGATCTCCTGCGCCGCGTCAAACACCCGCTCCTGATAATCCATCAGGTCGGCATTGCGCTTCACACGGAAGTGCAGCGCGTGCTCGCCGACGTTATCGAAGCTGTGCAGGCTGCCGACCGCTAGTGCCAGTTCCGGCGGCGTCATGCCCGCCAGCACCGCGCTGAAGCGTGCCGCCTGCATATCGGTCGCGTCGGGCGCGTAGAATACCGTCACGTGCAGGGCGTCGGTCGGCGTCCATTCGGCGTCGGGGTAGAGTTCGCGCAGGCGGTTCTGCAAGCCCAGCAGCGCCGGGTCGTTGGGCTGGAAGAACAGCATCGCGCACAGCGAATGATCGTCGACCCGCTCGGCGGGCATCGCCTGCGTCGGCGACGGTGGAAGCTGCGGCGCGGGCGGCGTCAAGACCGTCACGCCGCCATTCCCACCGCCGGGCGGCAGATTGCCAAACGGCGACGGCGCGGCAGGCTGTTTTAGGGCGTCGGCGTTAGCGTTGGCGACTTCGAGGATGCGACTGCGCGGGATATACTGACCGCCAATCAGCACCACGTCGAGATTCGGGTCGTTTGACGACACGCCGTAAACGAGGCGCTGTAATTCGTTGAGCGTCACCCCGCCAGCATTCCACAAGGATAACGGTTCCAACGGCGAGCGCTTGAGGTAATCCTCGCGCTCGCCATAACCGAGCAGGTCGCGCGCTTCCTGATAATCCAGGAGGCTGCCCGCCGCCAGCGTATTCGCGGTATCGGCGCGGACGAACTGCGCCGCTTGCAGCGCCGGGATGTTCTGCTCGTCGATGTCGATCCGGTACGGCGCGCCGAAATCGCGCATCGCCCACTGGTCGTTGAGCGCGGGCAGTATCACCGTGCGCAGGAACGGCAGCGTGACGTTGCGGATGTGCGCGATCTCGATACTGCTGTAGGTGCTGTTCGCGCTGAGCGGGTCGCCCGTGTCTTTCAGATGCACCAGCGCCGGATCGACCTCGAACACCGCGCAGATGTCCTCGCGCTCCGCGCCCTTGAGGTCGGTCATGGCAAGGTCTTTGGGCGCGGCGCTGATCGGGTTCCACTTCGCGCCCGACGGCATGACCGCCGTGCGGTGGGCATTCTTCGCACTTTGAAACGCCCGCTTCCAGTCCTGGTTTGCTTTCTCGTAGGCGTCCGCCGACGGCTCGCCCTCAAACGACAGGAAGCCGTCGATCTGCGCGCCGTTGAGGAAGAACGCCGCCGCGTAGGTCGACAGGTTGGCATCGATGTTGAGCGCCAGCCACGCCGCCTCGAACTTGCTCAGCCCGTTGCCGTTGCTGCGCGCGTCGAACGCCTGCGCGAAGATCACCTCTTGCAGGTTCAGGGCTTCCGAGCCGCCCGCCGGGTTCTGCCAGCGGTAGCCGGTCACCACGCCCCGGTCGGTGTATTCGTACACATCCAGCGGATTGAGCCACACCAGCCCGGTCGGATAGCCGCGCGTGTTGTAGCGCTTGCGCAGATAGGTGCGCCCCCAGATGTCGTGCGACCGCTGCCAGTCGGCGATGATCTTCGCCGAGATGGACAGGAAGTAATCCAGCGGCGTGCCATCGAGCGGCGTCTCGTCCGCGCCGCGCACCCCATTGACGACTTCCAGTGGGATGCCCGCAGCGGTTTTGGCTTTGTACTCGACGCAGGCATAGCCCGTCATGGCGGCGGCATAGGCTTTGCCGGCGGCGAAGTCGCTGACTTCACCCGTCGACACCAGCGAGCGTTCGAGCGCCTGCTCGAATGCGCCCCGGTAAGCGGGCGCTTCGATCACCTCGTCGCCGCGCGTGAACAGGATGCGATAGACGCCGGACTGCGCGGATTGTGCTTTTGTCCGGCGGCGCAACACCGTCGGCAGGCTCAGTTTTACCACACGTCGCTCCGCTCGAATCGTCCGCTGCGTAGAAGGGTTGGGTCTAGTAATGCCAGCGCCACGCTATCGGCGGCATCGGTTGAACGCCCGATCCGCTTGCGCATGTCGTCTTTGCTTTCGACCTGGATGCGCCCCGCGCTGGTGATTTTCCACTTGGGGGCAGTCAGGTCACCGATCAGCCGATCATCCGGTGGGAGTGCCAGCAGGTCGTTATTTTGTGGATCGAGCCAGTCGCGCAGCATCCACCACAGATACGAACGCAGATTGACAAACGTCAACTCACCGCTTCGGTCGGTCAGTTCCTTGCCGCCGCCTGTCTTGGCAGACTCCGAAACATTTACGCCCGTGACCTTGTACCCCTGCTCACGTAGGCGGTCAACCACGCCCGCGCCGATACCGATCACATCGACCTGAATGGGCAGCTCGGTATTCTGCTTCGCCTTCAGGACGACCGCGCCCGTGACCGCCATCGTGTCGAGCTGGTTCAGATAATCCAACGCCTCGATCACATATCCGACGCGGCGAGCAATAACCGTACTGTCATCGCCGAAACGGGCGACATCGACGCCGAGCGCCGTATCACCTTCCCCCTTGCCGTCACATACCTGCCAGCGCTCGTTCGACGCCTCGACCCACGACAGCGGGATGAGGGTGTCCGTACCGCCTTCGGCGAATTCGCCCAGCACGCGATTCTTGAACACGGCGCTATCGCGCCCCCACTGTTTCGCGCGCTGGTCAACCCACTCTTTCGAGACCCGCCCGGCGTCAATGGCTTCCTGCGTGGTGACGTGCCGCGTCCACCAGTCCTCATATCCCGGTCGGCGCTTGTGGATGTCATAAAACACGCCGCCCGTATCCCCCGGCGTGCTGATTGCCAGCGCATATGCCTCGCCGGTGCTAAACGCGCCCTCGACCGCTTCCCACGTCGGCGCGGGGATGGCTTTCGCCTCATCCAGCACATAGAGGATTTCGTCGGCGTGCGCGCCCTCAATTGCGGTCGGATCATCGCTGACCACCGCAAACGCCTCACCCGTCGAGAGTTTCAGACCCAGCGTCAGCAGCTCATCGCCGACTTTTGGCATCCCGCGTCCGACCGCGCTCCAGTCAATCCGCCGCGCCCACTTGTGGACTTCGGGCAGCGTGAACTTGGAGACCTGCCGCCACACTGATGCGGTGATCGGGATTTTCCAGTCCGACCAGCCGTCGCGCGTGAGCGCGAACCACCAGATCAGCCACGCGGATAGCGCCGTCTTGCCAAGTCCGTGCAATCCGCGTGCGCTGACACGGTGTTTGTCTGATACCGCGTCAAGGATTTCGAGTTGGTACGGCGCGGGCTGCTCGTCATCCCGGAACCGGATACATTCACGCACAAAGTCGGCGGGCGCAGCGTAGAACCGCTCCTGGAACACGGTGCGCTCGCGCTTGCCGCCCTCCCCCGCGCGCCCGGCGCTACTGGCTTTCGCCTCACCGTAGAGCAGCGTCTCATTGAATTCGAGAAGCTGTCGGCGCAATAAGGGGTTCGATACCCTCCACGAAACGTCTACGGTCATCGGCGTTTTGAATGGCTTCCTGTGCTATCTTCAGAATCGCGCCCATCAGCGTCACCACTTCCGACGCCGGGACACTACGTTCGCCCGCAGTTTCGAGGCGCTGCTGCGTCTCGACGTGCTTACGCCGGTCATCGAGCAGGCTTACCAGTTCCGCCCATGCCGAGAAGTCGGATAGTCCGCGCCCGATCAGCGCGTCCATCTCGCCCATCGCCTTGATGACCTCCTGCGCCTTCTGACGGCGGATCGCCATGTCGAGCGCATAGTACGTTTTGCGCAGGTCTTTGAAGATGACGCCGCTCTCGCCGGTGTCGACCCGGCTGAGCAGATCGGTCACACGGGCGTCGAGTAGCGCGATGCTCTCGTTCAGGTCGAGCAGTTGCTTGTCTTTACGCGCATCCTCGTAGGCTTGCATCATGCGCGTCGGCAGGTGCTTGCTGTAGCGTCCATGCTTGAACTGCGGCAGCGCCGCGCCGACGGGCGTTTTGCCGCCGTGCAGATGGCAGCGCCCGTTCGCCATCGGCGGTCGCTTGCATGGCGCGCCACTGCGCGTCTTTGCGCCGCAGGTTGCATGAGGGTTGTCGATATTCATGGGGTTTGCAGTTCCGGCGTCAGCCCCATGTCGGCGAGGCGCTGGAGTGTCACCGCGACGTATTTCGGCTCAATCTCGATAGCGCGGGCTTGCCTGCCGAGTTGTTCGCAGGCGACGATGGTCGAGCCAGCACCGCAATAACAGTCGACAATCACAACAGCATCGTCGATCCGCGACAGTAATGCGCAATACAGGTCAACCGGCTTGTGATTCGGGTGATAGCGTTCGTGCTCCGGCTCTTGCTCAACACCGAAGATGCCCGCCCACCGGACGCGCACAATGTCACGCTTATGAGATTGCGCCGACCAGATGAGTTCGAAGCACGAGCCAAACATCTTATCCATCGTCTCGTCAAGGCGCTTATCCCATACGAGCCACGATCCGGAGTGTTGTGTATCACCCAATGTCGACGAGTAGTAATCCGCACCGAACCAGAATTGTTCTTTAACATCCTCGAATAAAGCGCGTACAGGCGTAGCATCATAGTCCTGATGATCACCTGTCACATTGTCATATTTGCGCCCACCAAAGGCGTGTTTTTCCGCAGCAAACCTCAGTTTGCTGCGCATCTCGGAGAAGTCAGCGTCAAGGCGCATTCCGTAAGGCGGATCGTTTATCATGGCATCCGCCCGCTCGCCCCCCATCACCCGCGCCACGTCGTCGGCGTTGGTGCTGTCGCCGCACAGTAGTCGATGCTCGCCCTTGCCGGACTTCGACGGGATGATCCACAGGTCGCCGCGCTTGACCTGCCACTGCTCCTGCAATTCGGCGGCGCGGTCAATCTGCGCGCCGGGGTCGTCTGCGCCGCTGCCCTCGTCACCGTACAGCCCACTGTTCTCTGCCAGTTCCGCGAGCATCTGCTGGATGGCGGGCTGGTCGCTGTTCACGTCGCGCAGTAGGTCGTCGAGCAGCTTCGCGTCGTAATTGGCGAGGCTGGTAATCGGGTCGAACGTCGCCAGGACGTAATCCTCTTCGGCTTCGTCCACAGATCGGAAGAGCACACGTCTTGAACTCCAGTCACAGCGATA